GGAACCAGTCGATATTAAGGGAAAATTATACTCGAACTTCCTTTTGTACAATTCAATGCCCGAAGAATTTGACAAGATAGTAGCTTACTCAGATACAGCGGATCAAGGTGACGATTATCTCTGCAACATCATTGCGGGGGTCCGGGATAAAGAAGCCTGGATACTCGACGTTTATTACACGAAGGAAGCGATGGAGATAACAGAACCCGAGACGGCTAAGAGATTGTATGAGTACAAAGTGGACGAAGCTACGATAGAGAGCAACAACGGAGGCCGGGGATTCGCCCGAAGCGTTCAAAGAATTCTATGGGAGACTCACAAGAGCAGGAAACCCGAGATCAAGTGGTTTCATCAATCGAAGAACAAGAAGGCGAGAATCCTTTCAAATAGCAGCTATGTTATGCAACACATCTTCTTTCCCTGGAACTGGAGGGATCACTGGCCCGAGTACTTCGCGGCCATGAACAACTATCAGAAAGAGGGGAAGAACGAACATGATGACGCTCCCGACGCTACGACCGGACTTGCCGAGCTTATCTCAGGAGCGGACAGACCAAAAACGAGAGTGAGAGTTAGAAGATTGAGGTGATTTCATGTTAACAATGGAAGAATCTGAGGTTCTGTGGAGGCTGTACGAGAGAAAGACGGCCTATACAAAAGAATATAACGAGGCTCGAAACCTGACAAGAACGGTCATGCAGGTGTTCAATCCTGTTAGAAAAATCATCAACACCGACAAGGCTCTTCTCTTGAAAGGTCTGAAGGTTTCGGTAGATGACAAATACTCGGAAGCTCTCGAAGCGTTGAAGGACTGGAATAACTGGGACTTCCTCAAGACTAGGATCGCTCTCTTCATTCTCATGGAAGGATACGTCGGTGTTCAGGCCGTACCTGTCTACGACAAAGGCGCAATGAAGTCGATAGACCTCATCATGTATGAGAAGTCGCAGATTCAGGAAGTGAAAAGAGACGCTTCGGGGCAGGTCATATATGTCGAGCTTCACGGCTTTGACGACGAAGAGAATCCGATAGTCATCAAGATCTCTGAAACTGAATTCGAGTATTACAAGGGTGATGAACTGATAGATGAGAAGTCAGGGCCTAATGCCTGGGGCTTCGTTCCCTTCATCGAATTCTTCGGACTCTCGGGTAAGGATGAGACCGTCGGACTCGGCAGGGTCGACTCGATAGCGGATTCCATCGACCTCGTTAACAAACTCGAATGGGATCTCAGGGAGATCTCGGATCTCCACGCGAACCCTCCGATCGTGGGGAAGTTCGGTGAGATCGAAGATGATACTCAGGACGAGCACACTCATCAGGAAGAAGGCTACGAATACATTACTCAACAGCAATCAAGGAAGTACGCAAGGATCTGGGATATGGAAGAGGGAACAGCGAAATACCTGGAGATGCAGGGCAATGTCATGAAGATCGCAGCCGATGAAAAGGAAAGGATCAAGCAGTCCCTCATGAAAGAATATCCCGAGCTTCTTCTTGCTGAGATCGCTAGCGGCTCAGGTCTTTCGGGATACGCGATCTCATTGAAGCTCACAGATCTAGTCTCTGTCATAGAAGACTATCGATCCAGACTCAAAGAGTCGTTGAAGGACATCTGGAACTATGCCGGGAAGATGCTCGGCTTCAACTGGAATGTTGATGTCTCCTTCCAGCCTGTCCTCAACGAAGACGCGAGAGAGAAGATCTCTATCATTTCCGAAGCTCTGGCGAACGGAATTCTTCCAAAGAAGATCGCAACTAAACTTGTTGTCGGTCTGCTTGATCTCGAAGAGACTTTCGATGAGGTCTGGACAATGATCGAGGAAGAATCGGAGGGATCGGCTCAGGCATTGAGAGAAGGGACACTACTTGAGATGATGGAGGGCGGTAATCCATGAGACAAGATCTCACTCTCATGAACGAATGGGACAGGCGGTACGCTGAAGAAGTCCTCAAACCTGTTCTCGAATCCATGAGAGAAGCTGTTGATTCCCGAGTCTCGAAGTTCTCGCCTGAACTGAAGAAGAAGATACGAGCAATCGCTCAGGAATACGGTCTGAAACTCGAAGGACTCTTCGATGACGTTCTGCCCCAGACGGAGGTCGCGGCAAGGAAGGCGTATCTCAAAGAGCTGGAGAAACAGGTCCCGAAACAGTTCAGGGTAGAGAGAGGGTCGAACGTCTATTCTATCTTCTCCGGGGCAGTGTATCAGCAGGTCGGTTCTCAATGGGTCCAGTTCCTTGACTTCAACAAGCCTGCGACGGTTTCGTGGCTCAAGTTCGTTGCGGAGGACGGTCTGACACTCTCGGATCGCATCTGGCGGGACGCGGCCAACTTTCAACGGACGATGGAGAACACGATCGCGAGGAATATCCAGCTCGGGAAATCCGCAAGATCTCTGGGCAAGCAGTTCCTTGAGTTTGCGGAGCAACAGCCCGTTCAGCTCTCCAAAGAGATGCAGCGATTCATAGCCGATCTCGCACCTCAAGACGCTCAAAGAGCCATTGAGAAGTACGTGAAGAAGAAACTCGACTACAACGCGACCAGGGTTGCGAGAACGGAGATCCAGAGAGCTTATCGAACCTCGTATCTCGATCAGGCGAAGAAACTGCCTTTCGTGAAAGGTGTCAAGTGGAACCGATCGAGAACGGAATACTATTGTGCGATTTGCGAGAACTTGGCTACCGCGGATCTCTATGGACTTGGCCCGGGTGTGTATCCAGCGGACAAGGCCCCGAAGATACCTCATCCGCATTGCAGATGTTTCTACTCGACGATTCTTATGCCCTTACGGGCCGTTAAATCATGATACCAACTTTCGTTAATTATAGAGTGCTTAACGCAACTTAATTTAAGGGAGGTATGAGCAATGGAAGAACTTATAAGGCGGGTACTCCAGGAGGTCTATCAGACTCTCGCAGACGGGAGCGAAGGGACTGTGACTTCAGGCGGAGGAACCGACGACAAGAAAGATTCAGAACCAAGCAAGAAAGAGCCTGATAAAAAGGACGAGCCGGAAGCCTTCATAGAGTTCGAAGGCGCGAAGATCCCGAAAGGTGTCTGGGACAAGCTCCAGAAAGAGAAACAGGCCGAGCTTGACCGCATAGCGACAAAGGCTTCTCAGACAGCTAGGGAGAACGCGAAGAAAGAACTCGAAGCCGAGATCGAGAAGAAGAAGCTCGAAGCGGAAGGCAAGTGGAAGGAACTTCTCGAACTCGAAAGGCAGCAGCGAGAAGCTCTAAAGAAGGAATTCGAGGCCGAGAAGCTGAAGATTCTCGTTCGGGAAAAGCTCGCGGAGAAAGGACTCGATCCTAATACATGGGCCAATCTTGTAACCGGAACCGACGAGCCGGAGATCCTGAAATCGATCGAGACTCTGGCAAGCAACATCGAGAAAGTGAAGACAGATCATCTGGAGGAACTGAAGAAGAAAGGGCCTGACGGAATATCGAAGCCCGGAAAGGTTGCTCCCGGTGAAGCGATGAGCCGCGGTAAACGGCTCGCAGAACAGAGAAAACAGGCCGAAGAAATAGTCAAGGCTCAAGAGAACTATTTCGGCCATGAATAGGAGGTAAGAGAACTATGAGCAAATTTGAATCGACATCATACGATCATCCGGTTACGATTCTCAAGCACAATGAGTTCGTTGCCACTCCTGTTCTCGTCGACAAGACAGGTGTAGTCGTCAACGACGATGGGAAGTACATCGTCAAGGCGGGAACTATTGTCGGAGGGAACACGAAGGCAGTGCTTGAAAATCCGACTGAGCCAGTGGTCGAAAAGAACGATCCTGCGGTAGCTGCAAGTGCTGAACTCGTTATTGATAATACTCCGGAGGCGGAGGTCTCGATACTCGTGACAGCCGTTGAGCCGGGAGTGGCAGGGAACGATCTCAAGGTTCAGCTCCTTGACCCGAGTGGTAACAGTAAGGCTCTCGCGGTTTCCATCAGTGGAGACACGATCGTGGCTTCTCTCGCTACCAATGAAACCGGAGTCATAATCTCAACAGCAGCTGAAGTTGCAGCCGCGATCAATGCACATCTGATTGCCAAGCAGCTTGTTAATGCGACAGTGAGTGGAGAGGACTCAACAGTCGCTATTGCCGTTGCCGCGACTGCTCTTACTGGCGGAGACGACGGCTCTGGATACGAAGCCGAAGGTGTGCTTCTCTACGACGTTGACGTGACTCACGGTGATGCTCCTGGAGCAATGATTGTCTGGGGTTTCATCGACAAGAGCAAACTTGACGAAGACCCATGCGATGACGCGGTTGAAGCCCTCAAGGGCAGAATCGTGTTCTTCGACGTGTAAGAGGTGATTGAAAATGGCGACCATATTTGACTACGTAACAGCTAAAGAAATCGCTGCCTACTGGATCGAGGCTGGATCTAACAGACTGCCTTATCTCGGGGCGACACTATTCCCCGGGGCAAAACAGCTCGGACTCGACCTATCATGGCTCAAGGGATCGAAAGGTCTCCCCGTTTCTCTGAAACCGTCGGCGTTCGATACCAAGCCGACACTGAGAGACAGGATCGGATTCACAAAGATCGTCACTGAAATGCCTTTCTTCAGAGAGGCCATGACGATCAATGAAAAAGACAGGCAGAACCTCAATAACCTGATCGCTTCGGGAAATCAGAAGGCGATCGACATCGTTGTCGGAAACATCTATGACGATGCGGTCGGACTGATCGACTCTGCTGAGGTTGTATGGGAAAGAATGAGGATGCAGCTTCTCAGTACCGGAAAGATAGCCATAACCGAGAATGGAAACGCTCTTGACTATGACTACGGTTTTGATGCCAGTCACATGGAGACTCTTGAGACAACCGCAAGATGGTCAGATCTTGATGATTCCACTCCGATTCAGGACATCATCGACTGGGCCGATGTGATCGAAGACGACACCGGAACGAGACCCACAAGGGCAATCTGTTCGAGAGCGACATTCCAGTATCTCCTTAACAACGAGGCGATACAGACCCACATCACAAACCTCAAGCTCCTGCCAACAGAGGCGAACGTCAGAAGGGTAATCGAAGAATTCACGCAGGTTCAGATCGCGGTGTACTCGAAGAAATACAAGAACGCCGCTGGAGCTGCCACTCAGTTCTTCCCGGACAACATATTTACCCTGCTGCCCAGTGGTACTCTCGGATCGAGCGTCTTCGGTACTACTCCCGAAGAGTCGGATCTCATGACCGCCGAGAACGTGGACGTTGAGATCGTCAACACCGGAGTCGCGCTCACCACGATAAAGAAAGCCGAAGTTCCTGTGAACGTTGAAACCGTTGTTTCAATGATCGGGCTTCCTTCATTCGAAGGGATCGACAACGTCTTTATTGCCACGGTTCATACTGACTGATCCAAGTAACGATCCATAAACTGGCCCGCCTTCACTGGCGGGCTTGTTATGAAGGGGAGGAAATCTCAATGGCTAAGAAATCAACCATAAAGGTCAAATGGCTAATGAACGTGAAGATAGGAACTGAACGCTTCAAAAGAGGCCAGATCTCGGACTTGAAGAAGAGCGATCTCAAGAGGTTTGAAGAAAACGGTTACGTCATGCCGATGGAGATCGTTGAGGAGGAATCCGGAGAAGCGAAAGAGGGGTGATGAAATGACGTTCATAGAAGCGTTGAAACTGAGAATGGCGGATGACGAAAACAAGTTGTTCGCGGACGACACATACGCGAAGTTCATAGCTCTTGCGGGAGGGATCTCAACGCTTACATATGACGCATCAGATTCTCTCCACGAGAAGTATCTCGATCTTGCCGAGAGGGAAATTCTTCTGTCGATTCTCAATAACCCCGACGATCCGAAATTCAACACATTCCGTGAGGGAGCGTATGGAAAGACTCTCGACAAAGGCGGGATTCAGAAGAGGATTGATGAAATCTCGGCGAAATATAAGAGACGCACAAGGATGAGTTCGCTATGAAGACCGTCACGGTAATTCGGTTCACTGAAGGCTATTTCAATGGGAACGGCGACTGGATAGAAGGGAGTGAGGCAACTCACACTTTCCAGATAGAGGATCGTTCCTTCCAGCCCGGAATCAATTCACGTTTCCACATCGTAACCGAAACGGCCTTTCAGGACATGGATTACTGGACTCTTTTCCTTTATTCGGATGAAGACATCAAGCAGGGAGATGTTATCTCGATCGACGGAAAGGAATACGAAGTAACCCGGATCTTCGAGTACACGAGGCACAGAGAGGTGATTGTCCATGAGAAAACAGCTTAGTCTCGGTAGTATTCGCGACGTGATTGAAGGGATCAAACAGCGGATCGATACCGATACGGACGGAGCACTTCACTACCTCGGTCAAGAACTAACCAATCATTCAAGGCACACAGGGAACTTCACCGATCGCACCGGGAACCTCAGAAACTCGATCGGCTATGCGGTCGCGAGTGAAGGCAAAGTCGAGAACGTACTCGATGACAGAGGACATCCTGTCGCCCAGAAGAAAGCGGACGAGTTCGCAGAGTCGATCGATTCAGAGAAGGGCAGAAAGAAACTCGTTCACTACGCCGGGATGGAATACGGAGTATTCGTGGAGGCCCGGGGATATGACGTTATTACCCAGAGCGTCGTGGTCGTTCCCCGGAAGATGAGGGAGGCGTTCAAAAAATGATCAAATTCGTGGATGACGAGATCGTCAAAGCTGCCTACATCGTGATCAAGAAGAAGATCACAAACACTTTCAAGAACAACAGGCCGAAAGAGTACACGAATCCCTCGTGCGTGATCCGGCTCCGTAACTCGATGTATGACTTCCCGATTCAGGTCGGATACCTTCAAGTGCTGATGTACCGAAGCCTCTTTGCAAACGGAATGATAGACAATTCAGGCCACGAGACCATGAAAGACGATGTTATGTCGGCTCTATCGACTGCCCTTGCTCCCGATGGAGGCACTATCTACTACTTCGAGCCTCTGTCTTGCGGAGCGGCTTTGATAGACCCTGAAATGCCAATGGAAAGCTTCAAAGAACTCAGATTTAACGTCCGCATAGTGGAAAGCGGGCAATAGAGGAGGAATAAACATGAGCGATTTTATTCTCGCTGTCGATAAGGTCGAGATTGCGGATGTGGGTACAAGCCCCAACATAGATCTCGGCAAAACGAAAGGTGGAGTCATCTTCAGGCAGAACGCCGCAAACGAAGTTGAAATAGACAACGATCAAGACGTTGAGCCTGAAGCGATCATAACAACCAAACTCAGAAGGGAAATGGAGATAAATCTTGCCGATTGCAAGCTCGATAACCTTGCTCTCGTATTCAACGGAACGGTAGTCGGCAGTGTTCTCACCCTTCCGACGACTGTCAGCGCTGGGACCACAAAAGCCGTCAAGCTGACGACAAAGGAACTCAACGGAGTCTACTACGAGATTCTTCTGCCGAAGGCAAGAATCAGGCCGGAAGGAGAGATTACCATCAACAACGATGGCAATGCGGTTCTAACACTGGCTCTGGTAAACCTTGCACATACCAGTGCTCCGACAATAACCCGAGTCTCCTCATAAGGGGGGGGTGATGTAAATGTCGGAATTCATACTGGCAGTTGACAAAGTGTACTTCGGCGATGCGGGCGGAACTCCTTCAAGCGATCTCGGAAAGACAAAGGGAGGCGTGATCTTCAGACAGAACGCCGCAAACGAAGTTGAAATAGACAACGATCAGGATGTCGAACCCGAGGCCATAATCACCACGAAGCTGAGGCGCGAGATGGAAATCAACCTCGCCGATTGCGCACTTGACAACCTCGAACTGCTCTTCAACGGTACGATCGGGGAAGTTCCAAACGATAATATTCTGACCCTTCCCGACGAAGTGGACGAGGGAGTAACGAAATCCTTGAAGCTCGTTACCAAACCCTTGAACGGTGTCAAGTACGAGATCGAACTTTCAAGGGCAAGGATAAGGCCGGAAGGCGAGATCAATGTGAACAACGACGGAAACGCTATCCTGACTCTCGTAGTCGTTTCTCTCGCTTCCGAAAGTATTAAAGCCACTCTGTCTCTTGACAACGCAGCTCCCGATGCCAACAGTGCGGTTCATTTCACTGCTGTCGATGGAGGCCCGGACGGAAATGACATCACTGTCGCTTTTGTAAATGCAGGGGCGAGCCAGCCTCTTAATGTCACGGTATCTGGAACTGACATCATAG